AGTCTTGACGAACTAATCAAAGCCTCCGGAGATGAGAGGGGGATACTTGCCCTCAAAGAGATAATGACCGAAACCCCTGATAAATTTAGAGAATACCTCGGTGCTGCTGCTGCTGCTGAAACCCAAGATTCACTTGATGATATTAAGACTCAAGAAGAAGTTGCTTCTGCTCAATATGACGCAACGACTACAATGTCCGAGAAGATCGATAATATCATAGGTTACTGGCTTGAAAAAATATATATGAAGATGAGTGGTGTTATTGACGTTTTGAACGACACTTTTGATTGGGTATCTGGAAGTAAGGAAAAAGCCCAAATTTCAAGAAATGCAGCGAGGATTAAAGATTCCAATAGGGCTTCTCTTGCAAACACGTTCGGTGGGACTTTCAAAATTAAGAAGCAACAGGCCGCTCTTGCTTCTGGTGGCACTCTATCTCCAGAAATGGAAAAACAGTTTGGTGGTGTTTCCGGTCAAATAACTTCTAGGATAGCTTCCGGTGGGAGCATTATCGAAGGTATGGATCCTCTAATTAATGCTATTTCTCAGTTAAAACCGGAAGATATAAAGAAATTCGGAAGCGCCCTTGGTAATAGCGGTGCTGCTCTAGCGAATGCTGTGGGTGGTGGAGTTGTTGAAGGTGGATTAACATCTCCAGAACTTTTTAAAAAGATACTCGGTAGTTCCAGCGATCTCGGTCAGGCGGGCTTACTTTCCGATTTATTGATGATTTTAACCTCTAAGGGCATCAAAATTGATGATGCTAGTATAAAAGCCAAAGAGAAAGCATTCAACACCAAAGATCAAGATTCATTGTTCATGTCTGGCGGCGCTGGAACTTCTGCTCCGACAATGTCTGGAGGCGAAACTCAAGAAGAGATACTATCTAGCACCGAATCTGGAACTCAAAATCTTGAAGACCTCCAGAAGAGTCAAACTGATATGCTCAAATATGTTAAAGAGGGGTCGAAAAACGTCACTACGATGGATTCTGGGTTTTTAAAGTCTCAGTATAAAAACGTAGTTAAAGATGCATCGAAAGAGGCTTTTTCTTCTTCCTTGGCTGATTGGCTTGCAATTCAGACTAGGATGGAATCTGACTCTAAATTTAAGGCATACATTGATGCAAACCCCAACATACTCACTGGAACTAACATGCATGATGTTGCAACTTCCAAGACCGAAGATCTTAGTAAATTGCCAACATATGCGCAAGGTGGTCCTATCAATTATGATCAAGTAGCTAGAATCCATGGTGGTGAGTATGTTGTCCCTCGCGGCGGAACTCTAGTAAGTGATAATAAGGGTGGTGGTTCTGGGAAATCAGTCGTCATAAATGGGGTTACCATTAACGTAACTACTGACGCAAGTGCTAAAGATATTGCTGCTGCAGTAAACGACCTTTACAGAAATCATTGATCGTGGCTACTAACGTCATAAGCATCCCCACCATCCCAAACCCTAAGAGGGGAGATGCTGAAGAATATAAGGCGCGTAACGGTCGCCCTATGCTTTTCAGCGTTACTAGTCCTTCGAACGTCACAGAAGTGCTTTATCCCGTTTTCCTGGCTTTGCATATTTCCCCTAACTCAATTAAAGAGAGGATGGTTAAGGGGAAAAACGTCGTCATGACTTACGGTGGATTCGTTGAGTTCGTTTGGCCCGACGACCTCAACGCTCTCTCTTGTTCTTCTTCCACTGGTGCTTTCTTGAATCCGGAAGGTGGTCTCGTCGGTGCTTCTGATGCTCCAACCACTGATGGCCGATTTTCTACTGGAAGGCGTAACTCTATAGCTTGGGAGCGCCAGGAGGACTTTCTCGAACTTTTCCGGAACAATGGATGTGTATTTAATGGACAAGGACAACCAATCTTAAGGGGCCGCGTCGTCTGTCTCTATGATAGAGGAATGTTCGTTGGTCATTTCTCAAGTTTTGAAGTTCAAGAAAACGGAGATAACCCTTTTACTTTCAATTTATCCTGGGAATTCAAAGTAGAGCAGACTATATATAAAGTTCCGAATCAGACTTCTGGTTCAGGCAATATATCCAGATCTTTAGGTAGGGACGATGAAGAGGGAGGGTTAGCGTAATGGCCGGGCCTTTCCTAGGTAAATTCCCGAACCCTGTTTTCGATATTAGTTCCGGTATGGATGCCATAGCTGGCGATCCTGCACTAGTTGTTGATAATTATACTCAACAACTTCTCAGTAGTCTTCATGGAGTGAGACAACTGGGAAAGATGTTCGTCATCGGGTTTATTCCCCCTGATATAACAACTAACTTCGTTTCTTTCGAACAGAAAAATCGAACTATATCAACGGTCTTTGGTGGCGGCGTTTCGCCGAGCAAAGGTAAAGACAACTCCTCGGTCAATGAACTTAAGAAGACCGGTACTAAAATAAACGAACTCGACCTTGGATCTGCATATTATACTAGTTTAAAAAGTCGCGGATATACGGATGACCAAGCTAAACGCATGGCTCCTGTGTTGGTCGGAATATCAGGTGCCGAATCCATTAAGAAGGGCAATGACTTATATACTAACAATTATAATTTAGCAAATACTTTAGTCGGAACCCCTGGCAGTGGTATCGGGATAGATCCTGTTCCGCCGAATGGTGGTACTTACATATCCGGAATAATCACTGATAAAAATGGTGAAAAACAATCTTGTTATTATGCTGCTTCTGATAGTCTTCAGGATGCCGCAGATAAACACGTTGATGTTCTCATAAGTAGTGGTCTAACCCCCGAAACTCAGAATGATATTTACTTAGTCAGAATTGCTCGACCAGACCTTGATGATCCATTTACTTTCAATGCTCAAAATTATAACGCAAAAATTGGCGTCGGAGCCGATTCCTATTCGACTTCCCTTAATTCAAGTGGGAAGCCTATAGATTCGTTTACCCCTGGTTCTGACTCCAAATTTATAGGACTTGGAATCGGAATCATGGGAAGCGCCGAAGTTACTGATGAGGAGGGGCAAGACCCATTAAACAGATCAGGTAGAAATATAAGAGCGCTCAATAATAGAAGACAAGCAGCGGCTCAGGCTCAAGTTCAGTTCATTGAACAACAAGTTTCATATATACAATCGATTCCACCACTAGCCATGGTAATAGGCCCTTCTGAGTTCACTCGCTCTTATAGCCCAACTGTTGACGTTCCTAAGGCACGCTCTGGGAACATCGTTCATATGTGGATGGAAAAACCCATTTCAATCAAAGCCAGTGGTTCTACTGCTGTTCAATATGCCTTCGATTCCCAAGGAAACGGAGGCGTTACCCATCAAAATCGTATATATTCTCTCTCATATAAGAATATGATGAGTCTTGTAAGAATTTATCGGAATAATGGTTACATATACGCTGGAAGCGGAGCTTTTGGTCAAGGTAATGATGGTATTCCATTGTTTGCTATGAGTACTTATATTTACCATGATGGCAGAATTTATATAGGTTCATTTGATGATTTTACAGTCACTGATTCTGCTGATAACCCACACAATATGGAATACTCTTTCAGTTTTTCAGTTCGTTACGAGGTCGAGGCCTCCGATGCTACTTCTGGTGGAGGATTTTTGTGAGACAATCTGCTTTTCGCGGAAACTTCCAACCAAATAAGCGTCCTTTCATATCGTTCGCACCCGACTGTTATGTTTCCTTTCAAGGAGAAACAACCGTCATCGGTTGTGGTGAATGCAAGCGGAAAGTTAATTATAACGCATTCGTTACTCAAATATCGACCGAAGCTTCGGTTGACGCTCCTCCTGGTAGTGCCACCATTGCTTTATCTATACCAAATAACGACAAGAATGACTTCTATTCGGATGGACAGTTCCTTATCATCCCGATGATGGAAGTTGAAATTTTTGCTAAAGGATATTACTTAGTAGGTGGTGTTCCTCAATATTATAGAATTTTCTGGGGCGTAGTTCAAACCGTTACTCAAAGTTGGTCTGGTGGGACGACTTCGATTAATATATCTTGTAAAGATATTCTTCGTTGGTGGGAACTTACCAACGTAACTTCCAATCCTGCATTCACAGAAGGTTTCGGATCTTCTGCTGGTCATTATCAGTTATTCCAAAACCAATTTGCGGGACAGAACCCGTATACTACAATAATCCAGCTCGCCCGCGATGCTATGGGTGACTTTGTTCTCACCACAGCATCCTTGAATCAGAATCATATTCCTGAAAAGGGAGGAGAGAGTGGAGTCATAGGTTCATATGCTAAAGATATCATGGCATACTGGCAACTTAAATTCGCTAATATTCAGGCGAATCTTGTTTTGTTTGGTGCGTCTGGACAATCTTACAGTTTCTCTGGTGTTGATGGGACGGTTTCCCCGAATCAAATTTCAACTCAGATATTCGCTGAAGAGGTCAAGCGTTTAAAGCAAAATCGGACCACGACTATGCTTTATTCTAACCCAAAACAAATAGCCACCGCAAAGAAAGAAATAGCTAGAGCTGGAGACGTTGAATTTTTCCAGAATACTATTCAAAGTAAACTGACAATGGCTTTTCAAGCCCGTGATCAAATCGGATATGAGTTTTATTGCGACACTACTGGTGATATAATATTTAAACCACCTTTCTATAATTTAAATGTTCTTCCAAATAAGCCTGTTTCATGGATACAAGATTTCGACATAATTGATGACCAAATATCAGACACCGAACTCGATGTTGTAACCCACGCCACTGCATCCGGAAATGCTTTCGGTGGCGTCATGGACTGGGCACTAAATGATGAGATCACAACTCCTCGTACCGGTGTCTATGATTATCATCTTCTTCGTCGTTATGGATGGAGAAGAGCGGAACTTACCCTTGAATGGGCAGGAAATCCTCGAAAGCTCTACTATCATCTTCTTGACTGGATGGATAGACAGAATATAAGGCGTCAAACTGCAACTATCACTATCCCCATGCGGCCAGAACTTCGTATGGGTTTTCCAGTCTGGATTCCTAAATATGATAGTTTTTTCTACATAAATTCGATATCACATCAGTACTCAGTTGGAGGTCAGGCCACCACTGTCATCCAATTGACTGCCAAACGTTCTAAATTCATTGCACCTAGTAATATAGGTAGACTCGAAGTTGTTAAAGATGGGGAAGGGAATGTCGTAACTAGCAATGTCACTGTTGAAGGTAATAACAAAGACGTGACTACTGCACCCGATCCATTATATAAAGTTTCATGGAATGATTCTCCGGGTTCTACTGCTGGCCTATCTAATGACCAAGAACCAATAGGTGTACCGGCTATAATTAGAGATCCTAACACGGGAAAAATTCTTGGTTTCCCTAATGCAGTCATGGTCTATAGAAGCACTTTTAGTGGTGCAAAACTTGCTAAAGTTCTTCAAGCAAAAGGTAAGGACACTAAAAATACTGGCAAGAAAAAAGCTAGAGAGGGCGTCAAATTTGACTATGACATTATAGTTGAAACTCTCAAGGAGTTTCAATCCGCCAACAAGGGTGTGATGCTGGCTAGAATTCGGGCCCATAGATATGAAGCTGGCATGTCTAGTACCGGAGCCTATGACTATGCTCACGATGTTGGTGCAACTATAAAGGAACTTTCATTGGTTCCAGCAACCAATGTCCATTGGGGCCCAGGATCTGAAGATCCTAATAAGGTTACATCTATTGGTTCTGAAATAAATGAATTAACCGTTGAAAACCCTGTTATAGCTGGCCAAACCGGTCAAACAGCTACAAATAAACAGGGTGCTAAAGAACAAAAAGAAGCTGTAGATAAAGCAGTTAAAGATATTCAATCGAAGATTGCTGAACACCAGAAGTCTTTGAAAGAAGCTAACGCCAAAGCTATATCACTCAAAAAGCAATATGATTCTTCTAGAAAGAAAGTTGGGAATAAAGTCACCGATGTTGAACCAAGTGATGAGCAAAACGCGCAGTTGGTAGCTTGGCAGTTATCTCTCGTAGAAGTAACTAAACAAAAAGAAATACTTGCGCAACTTAGTGCACTTAAAGTTAAAGTTTCAAAAATCGGTGGACAGTCTGTTGCTTTCTCATCCTTGAATATTCTTGTAAGACCTGTATCTGATGAATTTGGTTTTGAAGTCATTGGACACTATCGTTATGGTCGTGGTTCGTTTCTAGATCGCGGAAAAATCCAGGTCCAAACCGATTCTGAGTCCAGCCCCAATCAGATAGCAAACCGCTTAAACATTCAGTTTGCACCCACCGGAGGACTCATAACAGAATCGATTACCGGAATCGGCACAGCTCCCAAAATCACAGGTTCTGTTGTAACCCTCGAACAAATGCAACCTGATGACTGGAGAACCGGAGCGACTTTTTCTCCCACCATTCTAAATTCTTTGAATGGTGGCATTGCCGAAAATGAAAAAGTAACCTCGGATAAAACTTATTCCGAAAATCTTAGAGATAATGCTGGCACTAGCGTATATATTGAGGCCGATGCCGTCAGAAGAGCCAAGACTCTTGCTGAGATGAACCCGACAGTAGAAATCCCCGGTTTTTCTGACGCCTATAGTGATGCATGTGCATGTGGAATAGGTAGGAATTCGTGGTTTTCGGTTCTACCCAAAACGATGATCCGTGAAGTTCTTGGAGCGGGTTTCCAGCCAGGTAATACTGGAAATGATCCTGAATCTGCTCTATCCAAAGATTTTTTCACAAGACTTGATGTATATCTAGTTGACCAATTCAATAAGGTATATACCGAGGGTAATGCCAGAAGAGAAGAAATAGTTACAGGCAGATCCAGAAACATCGCATCAAGGTCAAGTGGTCTATTTATTGGACCGGAGCAAGATAACGTTCTTGGTGCTCCCGGAAATCCTCTTTTTGACCGTGCGGCTCTCGGGGATCCTGACGCTCTGAAGGCTTTGGAAAATCAGGCTAACTTTAACTTCGGTCTATCCTCTGACTCCTTAAGTAATTTCAAACAAACCGCTGAATCTTCTCGCGTACAAATCAGGGATTCTAACAAGAAAGTAACGATCCCTGAATCTCCGACTCTATCTAGTCCTATCAATAAGAGCAAATTTGACTTTGCCGGGGCAACCGTTTATACAAACAGAAAGACCGGGGAAGTTAAGAAAATCTAAGTCCTATACTTTTGTAGTAGTCTCTTGAATTGTAAGGACGCATTTTCTGGTGAAAATAGGTATTCGACTACGTCATCTATATCCGAATTTTCCGGAGTCACTGTATAAATTGAATCCATGTCCCTTTCTGATGGGTTAAACACATGAGACACATCTTTTACGACCGTATTGAAAGTTACGGAGAATATTCCTTCCACGATTTTCTCTGCGGTGCACCCCGCAACTCCTCTTTTTAACCATTTATATAATGCTTCATCTTTAAATTGTTTCGGTATTGAGACTATATTTCCTATGTATACTCCGTCCATCCTCCTAACCTGCCAGTTAGCATCTTTAATGATTCTCCCTCTTTTGTTCTCTATCTGCAATAATATCATATTGTATTTTACACTCTTCGTATGGTTTTAGAGTATGGCTCCCAAGAAACCAGGCGTTCCAATGACTCCCGACCCTACAGCGGTCGGTGGGTTTCGTCAGCAAACAACTGACGCTAGGGATTCAAAATCCTATCTTTGGGCGGCTAGAATAGTTCACGTTGATATAGAGACCATGGTTTGCTCCATTAGATTGGGGACGGGCTATGGAGAATATCATGACGTTCCCATACCCGCACCCGGTGGTGGAGGTCCGAGAAGCTGGTCGGGTTCTGTTCCAGAAACCGGAACTCAAGTAATTATAGGATGGAAGAAGCTCGGTACTCGATCCTTCAAACCATATATAATTGAGTTTTTGACCTCCGGCGTTTTCATGTCTCGCGATTTTGAGCCATTCGCGTCCATGGACCCGACTGACGCGGCAGCAGCGCTAGAAGAAATTCCTGACATGGATAACGATCCAGGAATAAACTTCGGGACTGTTCGTCTTAAACTCCGAAAAGCCTACTCCGGCGATTTTTTAGCTTCAAGCGCTTCAGGGTCGGATATAATTCTTGATAGAGATTCGTTTATGACGAATCGCGCTGGAAATGAATTTAGACTTAGGGACTCCGATCAAACTACTATCCTTCAAACAATAAATGAGTATACAAACAACGCCGCTGGTTATTATAAGCGTGGTTTGATTAAAAGAAATGCCTACAGCTTCTTACCAGATCTCTATCCGTACAATGATGACGGTAGTATACCAACCACAATCCCGACAACGAGCCCCGCTTACTCGACCCTGTTAAATTTTGGCCTCATAGATGAACAAGGCAATAAAACTTTTCCGGACAACCCAACTGAACCGTTTTATCCTTATATAGTTACTCCAGACGGTCAACACGTCGCATATGTTGTTCATGGTGAGCATGAAAGTGATTTTGTCGATGCAGCTACGGCTTACATAGAAGATAGGTCAGAACTTCGCCACATTTCTGATGGAATTATGACTGTCACTGAAGAAGGTGATGGTTTTCAGGTAGATCCTCCTTTCCCAACATTCATTGAAGATGTTAAGGGAACTGTTGTTGGTAATGATTTCCATTCAGAAGCAGGGAGGCCGTTATATAAACGAGTTCTGAGGATGAGAATATTCTCAGATCCGGATCAAAGAACTCCTTCGTTCGGCCCTACTTTTGAAGCCGTTGATACTATTCAAGATCTTGGGATTATGGATGACGTGGCTTTGGCACGTCTTTTTAAGATCCAAAGCCCGAATGGGTCAAACCAATATGCCTTCGGTGTTTCTAAGGAAGGTCGAGTTTTCCTCCACATTCCGAAATCTTTGGTTGGCACCCCTGACGACAAAGGTAAATCCGTAGATCTAAACATACAGGGTCTGGTAAAAGCCGTTTTGGGTGCTGATGAAAATAGTGGGAATAAATCTCTCGACCTTAGGATGACTGGAGGAGTTAACATAGACGTTGGCAGATTCACTGATGGTAAATCCATGAATCTGACTCTTCGTGGGAAAGTTAGAGTCGTCCATATGGGCAACGACGCTAATGGGTTAACCCGTGAAGAGGTTTATGGCGGTTCTACCTCTAGATCAGTTTCTGCTTCAGAAATGGCGGTCGTAGGTGGGAGTTCCATTGAGAACATCGGGGCTCAGAAAGCCGTTGCTGCCAACTCTATCATTCTTAATGCTGGTGGTGGAGGCCTAAAGCAGCTTGTTGCTGGCGATAATGGTCTCACAGTTTTGGGTAAAACCACTCAGCAGTATGCTCAATTGAAAACCACCACTCTTGCTTTGGGTAATAAGACAACTATTCTTCTTGGTGTTGACGATAAAACCATTCTTGCAGGTTCTAAAACTACTACCATGATTGCTGGTTCATTGACTGAAACTGTAGTAACTGGGAGTGTTTCTAGGACAGTGGCTACTGGTAATATGTCTTCCAGTGTTGCTGCCGGAGCATGGTCCGCTACTGTCGGTTCTGGTAGTTTAGCTTTATCCTGCGGTGCCGGTCCGATATCCATGACTTCTTCTCTCACAAACACATTGACTGCCGGGGTCATGAATAGTCTTTCAGCCTCGCTCAATAAGATAGGTATTCCTGCTGTCGGATTTGCTGTTGCTGGCGTTCCTGGCCCTCCCGGACCCCACCTCGATTTCGTGACAGGTTTACCAATCTTTGGCCTCCCTACTATTATAGTTGGATGAAACTTTTATCGGACCATGAACTGATGGTTTGGACTATTTACTGTCATACACACATAGCAACAGGTCGTCGCTATATAGGACTTACTTCCAGGACGTGGCAAGATAGGTGGAAGCATCATATCCATGATGCTCAACGTTCAAAGGGTGGACGCTGGCACTTCCCGAACGCTATCCGGAAATATGGAAAAGATGCTTTCATCCACGAAGTCCTTGAGTTCTGTTGTAGTCTTGAAGTGGCCAACATCGCTGAAGAGAGCTGGATAGAGTTCTTCAACACTCGCAACCCGGAAAAGGGTTTCAATCTCGCGAAAGGCGGACTTCATGTTCCACACCCCATAGAGAAACCCACACGGACTCCAGAGTCTATCTCCCGGAGGTCTCTTGCATCGAAATTGGCTCTAAACACTCCGGAGTCCAGAGCTAGAAGATCTCTTGCATCGAAATTGGCTCTAAACACTCCGGAGTCCAAAATTAAAAGGTCCATTTTATCGAAAATGGCTCTTAATACCCCCAAATCCCGAGCAAAGAGAATCACTTCGTCTTCCTCAGAATCCAAGATTTGTTCAAAATGTAGAGTGGAAAAACATATACATGAATTTTCAAAAAGCGTTCGTGGACAGTTCGGAGTCAGAAAGGATTGTAAGTCATGCGTCCTTCAAAGGCAAAGATCCACTATCGTAATCCTACTCCCTGAAGACTCAAGGAGGATGTGTACAAAGTGTCATATTGGGAAGAAGATTACCGAGTTTCATAGGACGCGCGCGAACCGATCCGGATATAGGCCGGAGTGTTCGGAGTGTAGAAGGGCCTCTGCACGTAAATATGCCAATGATAAGTATTTGAAAAAGAAGAATATGATTGATGGGATGTCGTCACACTTGGCTTTGAACAGCATTGATTCATCTTCGTTCATTCAGCTATCTACTGAAGAAGCAATAGTCTAAGATGGCACTAAATTCCTTCATAATATCAAATATCATTTATGTGAACCTCTCATCCATGGGGATACTGGGTTCTGCTACCCCCCAGTTATCTGATGGATTGGCTGATGGTCTCGTTGACTATGCTACGGATTCCATAACTGTTCAATCCATAGATACAGGAACAGCAGGTTCTGGTGTCGGAACTGGCTTTGGTGTTATACTTTCCCCAACTATATACTTAGCAATGAACGGATCTTTCATTGCTAATGGGATAATTGGTATTTTTAGTCCATTCATGGCAACTGCCATAGCTTCTGCTTTCATCCAATCGTTTGCCTTAGCTAGTATTTCAACCAATTCCGCTGGTGTTGGTGTCGGTGCAGGCGTAGCGGCTATGATTCCCGTACCCAGCGTTTCCACAGGCATTTTTCTGGCAGCTTTAAACTCTGCTGGCGTGAACGGACCTAACGTTCCACAACTTGCATCAGCTGTAGCGACCGGGCTAGACATAGCTTTATTAACTAGCTTTGCTCCTGTAATCATCGCAGGTCCGCCCAGCCCGATACCATCGGCAGGTACCGGTTTCGGCAGACTTTCATGATGAACACCTATTGGGTATTATAGCAAAATGACACTTAACAAGAGCGGATGTTTTCTTGAAGGTATTCGCACTGCCAACGCGAATAACGCTTTTACTTATCCTTCGAGATCATTAATTTTCACTTCTTCTACTTTTAACTCTCAGAGTTCAAGAGCTGAATATGCTATATTCGCATCAGGTCAAATTCAAGGCTCTTCTGGTCTAGAAATAGCTGATCCAAATCTCAAATTTCTTTGGACCAGAAACGATCACACCATATCCAGATTTGACTGGAGCGGTTTCGATAAGCGATGGGATACTCTTCCCGGTTCCAGCCCAGAGGCTCTTGGTGCCATCTCCAATTCACCAAGACTCATAACCTCGGTCCCCGATCAAGACGTTTCTTTTGTGGAATCCCCATTTGCTATCTATATTGGCAGCCCCACCAGATCGGTGACATTTGTCGTAGAAGTGGTTACTGATTCCAGTGGTTTCGGATCTCCAATCCCTGGTTACGTTCAGATATCATCCGATAAAGGGGAACTGAATTTTTCTACATCGGACGTCTCTAGCTATGAAAATCAGATCGTATATGTTTCGAAGCAAAGTTTTTACGATAGGACTAAGTTTAAGGGCAACATCGGTTTTTTACCAACTGATGTGAATTCTGACTACCATTTGTTTTTAAATCCAATACCCGGAACATCTCAAATCCCCAAAGTTAGAATTGAATACCAGGAGTATTTGACTTCAATCCAATATTCAGCAGAGTCACAAATAATTGAGCCACCATCTGGCCATTTTGCTTTTTCTCTCGACACTGGGAAAGTAGTTTTTTCCAGTATCGACATATTAAATAATCTCGGGGAGTCCATATACTACTCCGGTATAATCTTGGGGGAGTTTGGTTTAAGTCGTTCCCTGCTTGGTCCTACTGTTACAGTATGGCCTGCAAGTTTTGGTTCTAACTCTGCCTTCATCGGCATCGATGATACTAGAAGATATGTGTTCTTTTGCGAACCGCTTAATCAACCAAGATATTACTATGATGTTGAACTCGGAAGTTCTTCACCAACTATTGCCCCATCTTCTGGGACCATTCATGTAAATACGACGAATGGGAAAGCGTATATAGGTAGTGACGATCCATCAATTTCATTTAGCGTAAGTATATACTTTCTAGATCCGGTCCATGAAATTGAACGTGGAGTATCAGTCCAATTTCATAGGAGTGGTGCAAATACTTCTGGATTCGAACAAACCGGAGATTTTGTAGAAAAATATAGAGTTACAGACCAGGTTGTTTCTACTGGCTTATCACAGTCCCCGTTTATTCAGTTACCTACAATTCCGATTGATGATTCGTATCTAAAAGTATCAATTGGCCAGGGTTCCACTGGCGGGACTTTCACTGGAGATTTACTTGATAGTTCTAGCCCATTA